ATTGTAGAAGTTAAAACATTACTATCTACTTCAGTGTAATCTTGAATTGCTTGTGTTAATGTTGTGTATGTAAATCCTGCCATTATGGTGTCAATGTAACGGGTCCTGCTGTAGCCGTCATTCCTCCTGCATTTTCTGTTATAGTTGCATTACTTCCACAATTAAAACTATAACTATTAGTATCAATAACTGTTATAGCAAATCCTGAACCATTTTCAAATACTGTATATGCTAATCCTCCAGGACTACCATCTACATTTCTAAAAACTACAATATCCGATGTACTTCTTCCATGTCTTGGTTCTGTAACAGTGACTACTGCAGATCCTGAAGTTAAACTAAACGGATTACCTGGTAATAAATTTTCTGTAGCAGGTTCTACTCTTGCTGGTCTTGCATTCATTAATCCTTGTGGATCACCGGTAAATCGTGTTGGTTCTAACTGTGGCTGTTTAGCCTCGAATTCGGAAACATGCACCAGGGAGCCATTCCATTCTTTAACCATTTCATTATATGGAAATGCCATACCTGATCTATCTGATATTGCTTGTGCATATTTTCCTCTAGATAATTTAGACATTTGGATAATAAGTTTTTGGGGTTATAAAAGAACTTGAAGAAGAACCATCTTCAGTTAAAGCTCTATTGAGTTCATCTTCGTAAAGCATTTTCATTTGCTGAACTAATTGAGGATTAAATTTTTGTGATAAATAAAATGATAATCCAGAAACCATACAAGGTACAAATCTATATGGTACATCTGTTGCATTTGTATAATCACCTACATCTTGTATTCTTTTTACATAGTAGTAATTAATCGTGTTTCCGGCTTCAGATGAACCAGGTGTTAGATATAAAGTAACAGTCACTCTATCTATAAATCTTTGTACAAAATATTGTGTTGGTTGACCTTCAGAAGTTTTATTTGATAAAGCTTGATATGTTGATCTGTTAATTTTTGTTAAAGGTGTATCAACATTAGATGCATTTCTGTAAGATGCTTCTAATACATCATCTACACCATATACAGCTGTAGCATCAGAAGTACCATCACTTGTTGATCTGTACATAGTATATTCTGCTTGACCATCAACTAATGTAATTGAATTATTTGCAACTTCCCAATAATGCAAACCTCTATTTGCCCATTCTTGAAACATAATATTTAAAGAACGTCTTGCAGTACGTAACTGATTACCAGATACGCCTTGCATACCTATTCTTTCATAAGCATCTTCTATAATTTCATCTATAGAAAAATTCTTATCAAATATAACTGTTCCAGAAGTAGTGTTAGCCATTTAGCCTCCTACTTGTCTAATAATATAGTCGCAGCAGTTAAACTTGTGAATGCAGAAACTGTCATGCCATCAACAAATAAAATTCCATCTTCTGGAATATTAAATGCAAACACATCACCTGCTGGTGCATCACCTATAAATTGTGTAACTGAATTTCCATCTTGTAAAGTTATTGATCCAGCACTTGCTGTACTGTTAGAAAGAATAATTCCTCTTAATCTAGTTCTTCCTGCAAATACAGATCCTGTAGCTGTAACTCTTACTGCTTTTACATCTGATTTCATATTTTATTTTCTCCTAATTTTAAGAGCTCCCGAAGGAGCTCTTTAATTATTTATTAAGCTGCTGCGATTGTCGCACCAGTGTCACATCTTTTCCAATTAGAACCATCATAGAATGCAAGAATTGCATTTCCAGCAGCTCCGTTTGAGAAATATGCGATTTGTCCTTCAACGCCATCTGGTGCAGTTGCAACAGTGTAAACGTTTAAACCAACAACAGTGTCAGTATTTAATGGACCTGAAAAAGTAGTATTAGCCATAGTATCCTCCTAGTTTTTTCTACATAGTCTCTAGGCCGTCGACTATACGCGTCCATGTAGAATTAATTTATGTATAGTGATTATTTTATATATCAAATTATAAAATAGTGCAAGAAATCCCTACAGAAAAAAGGTCATTTTTAACAATGTGTTAGTCCTAATTAACCAGCGTAAAGATGAATTTCACCATCTCTAGGATTGCTGTGGACTTGCTCTTCCTGTTGTCT